TTGACCGCCATAATTAGGTGAGTAGCTAACTTCTAAATCTGCTTGAGTACCTGTTCTACCGTTACTGTTAGTTCTAATTAATGCACCATTCTCAGCTGATTCTATTATGTAGAAAGTACCGTTAGTGGTCAATGTTCCAACTACTGCTTGAGCAATTGTAAATGCGTGAGAAGAAGTTCTAGTTTCAAATCCTTCCACGTCAGCAATTGATGCAGTAACATTATAAGTACCTGCTGCTAAGTTACTATTAGCTCTTACTATTCTTGAGGCTCCACTTTCTACTATAGTTAAATCATGACCGCCAAATGAAGCAGAAAATGAATTCAAATCTACAGCATCAGAGTTAACTAAATCTGCAAAGGTCATAGTAACTAAATTATTACCAGGAATTGCTTTGTTAGTATTTAAGTTAGCACTTGTATTTGTAAACGTAATTGTCGGTGCAACGTTGTCTGTTATATTAACTGTAAATGCTTGAGTAGCAGATGTACCGAAAGTATTAGTAGCAGTAACTATACCGCTCAATTGATCTCCTCCAACATCTGCTGAACCAGAAATATCTCTAGCAAGAGTTAAATATCCAGTTGAACTTATAGCAAAATCATTTGAAGAGCTCACTGCCCAAGTTACAGTTTGATTAGCTGTAAATCTAGAAGTAGTTCCTGAGAATCCGTTCGAGTTATCGTATATTGCATGACCACTTGTTGCGGATTCAATTACGTATAAGGTTGTATCTCCGCTTATCGTAGGAGCGGTATCATCTACTATAGGGATAGATATGTAGCCTTTATCTGAACCGTTATTATATGGGTCAGTAACTGTTACTTCATATATAGCTTTATTAACTAGATCAGAGTTTAAATATACTCCTACTTTTCTAGTAACAGTACCTGTTGATGATATACTAAATGCATCTTCAGTTGGATCACTTTGAGATGTACCGCCGTATGAACCAGTAGGTACATTTACTCCATCCAATTGTTGGCTATGGAATCTTGCACTTTTAAATGTTACCGTATCTCCTTCTGGGTCTGTTGCTGTTATTGTACCAGCAGATGCTCCATCAGAACTATTTTCGTTTACTCCGGTTAATGTTTGATCATTAACTGTTGGTTGAGTGTTGTCGGTAACATTAATAGTAATTGGTATAGCAATAAAAGAATCTGCATCATCACCATCCTCGTAATGAGAATCAGATGCTGTTATACTCATATTATATTGAGTAATATTTTCATAATCTAAAGATGCTGTTACTTGAGTAATAGTTACATAGTTAGATGATTTTGAAATACTAAAGTGTCCGTTTAAATCAGATCCCGAGTTAATGGTGATGTTATCGCCTTCTGCATCTGTAAAATATATCTTAGTTACTTCTCCTGCACTAGCATTTTCATTTCTAGAAACAGAATAAGAAGATATTGCGTTACTTCCTACGTTAGGATGTCTGAATACTGGTGCTTCATTAGGTGTTACTCTAATGTATATTGTTTTAGTAGAAGAAGCTCCTACTGTATCTGTTGCTTTTACTATAACAGGGTGAGCTAAGGTTCCATCTCCTCTGTTATCTGTATTAAAAGCTGTTGCGGTAGGTAGTACATTTAATTTAAGTACTCCGTTATCAACTATTACGTATCCATCTGTATAAGAATCGTCAATACTAAATGTTATTGCTTGAGACTCTGCATCAGACCCTGCTAAAGTTACTATAGAAGTTCCATTAGCTGTATATTCGGCTATAGTTTGATTACCAGTAGAGATAGTTGGGGCAGTATTTGGATAAAAAACTGCATTTAAGAAGTCTTCTATAGTAGTGCTAGAGCCTGGATTAAAGGAATTAAATAAAGGATGCTCGGTATTCGAAATTATCCTATTTCCATCAAATTGATTATTAAAAGAAGACAGTACTGTACCGTCTGGGTTTACGAATTTGATAGACCCAGAAGAAATGTACAAGTGTTGCCAAGGAGCTGCTTGACTTCCTAAATCATTAGTAGAAACTCCAGGAATTACATTACCAGTTATTGTCTGGGTACCTACAAAACTGTTTGAACCAGTCGTTGCATAAGAACCTGTCTTAGCATTGAGCCCGTTTACATCTGAATGTGATGAGGTTAAGTATCCTAACGCTGCTATTTGCAGTGAAGAAGATATTAATCCGTCAGGTATGTTTAATGTCGTATTAAAATCACTTCCAGTTACAAATCCTAAGTCTAAAATTTGAGCAGATGACGATATTGTACCAGAAGGCGCTATATTTCCTCCTCCAAATCCTAAATTAGCAATTTGGGCAGAAGAAGAAATGATATTAGCAGGTATGTTTACTAAATCTTGATAAGTACTACCTGTTATAAATCCTAATTCTATAATTTGAGCAGAAGACGATACAGTTCCTGATGGTGTTCCGCTTCCTCCAGCTCCAAATCCAAGTGCAGAAATTTGAGCAGAAGAAGAAATAATACCTGAAGGTACGTTAGTTAAGTTTTCCCATGCAGAAGAACCAGAAAATATATGTCCTCCTAGAGATGCTACAGCATATCCAGAAGTATTACTATCGAATGTAACAACAGCAGTATTATTATCAGTTAATTGAACTGAGCTGGGAAGTAATTGGAATCCGTTACTGTCGTATACTGCTACATTTACATTTGGGCTATTAAAATTATGGTTAACAGTTACTGATGATGCATTATCAAAATCTTCTTTTATAGAAGTTACTTGTCCTACACTTATATTTGTAAGCCCAGAACCATCTCCAGAGAATTTAGAAGCAGAAACTACTCCTGTTCCGAAGTTAGTAGTTGTACCAAATAGGAAAGATTGTATTTGAGCTGAGCTAGATACTAGATCTACGGGGATATTGTCTAATTCAAAAAAGCTAGACCCTGTTATAAAGCCTAAAGTAGTTAGCTGAATAGAAGAACTAAGAATTCCAGAAGGAACATTATAAAGATCGTCGTAATCTGCAATATTAGAAGAAGTAACGAATCCTAAATCTTGAATTTGTCGAGATCCAGATATTACATTTTTATTAAATCCTAAGTCTATAATTTGTTGTGATCCAGATATTACATCTCTATTGAATCCTAGTTCTATAATCTGATTAGAAGAGGATACTACGTTGGCTGAATCACTTTTTAAGAAATATGAGCTAGTTGAAGCATTTAATTGGTGTATACTTCCAGTTAAGTTCTCTATTCTCTGTACTCTAGCATCATTTGAACCGGTATAAATTAACATAGACCCGGAATGTAGCCTTAACGTACCAATATCAGGATCAGAACCTGCTGAAAGAGCGTCTATCTCTAATAAGATATTTCTTCCATTCAGAGTAAGCTGAGATCCTGTGATATTTAAGGAACCAGTAAGCGCTAACGAGTTTAAACCAGGGACCATCTGGGTTTGTACAACCCCGCCCTGTTTAAACGCTAACGAACCTGATATTTCACCGGTGAACTTTGCCATTTACTTCAGTTATAATATTATAAGTAGGAGAACCAGGTGAAGTTTCACCGTTTAATATAAATAGAGCAGTCTGTTAAAGATTGCCCTCTGTTTCAGCACCAAATCTTAATTCTGACTTGGTATAAAACTTTTTGTTGTTATGAGGGTGTGCATTTATAGCGTCTGTAATAATATGCCCTAATAAATTTATTTGAAACTCTGTTTTTACTATACGGTCATTACCTTGAACTATTTCGGTAGATGTAGTATAGGTATTAATCATAGCTCTAAATCTAAACTTATCTGGATCCCCCCAATATGAATCTGAGGCAAAGTTGATTCCTTCTACTATTTTATTATTCTGCTCGACATAATCTGTAAAAATTATGCAAGTATAAACAATATTGACGTAATCAGGTATTGCTACAGCATAATATTCATCTATAGACTGTCTGTTGTTGAGTACAGCAAATCTGTCATATATATTCTTCTTTGAAAATTTCTTTTTAAATATACCAAAATTGTTTGGGTTATTACCATCTAACTTATTTCCTAGGTTTCTATTCTTTTCTAAACTATCTCTTCTAAATACGATTAAAGGTGCTTGCATCTTACCGTTTTTATCACGGTAATATCCATCTTTCTGCATGGCAGCCCAACGTTCAGGTGAACCATACACTAAAGGAACGTTAATCTGTTTACCATTTTGTAATACGTAAGGTTTCAATACATTGTTAAAATAGTAGTAGATGGCTTCATCTATATCTTTTATACCAATAGTTATGTTTCTTACATTATCATCAGCTCTAGATACTTGCTTAGCTCTATTTTGAAGGTCTGTTAAACCTCCTTTTGCATTTACTTCAACATTAGTATCGGGATTCTTATATGTAGATATAGAATCCTGGCTGATTTGCTCTTGGCTTTTCGGTAAAGGTGTATTTTCTGCCATATTCTTATCTATTTACTGCTTCTGCTAATCCTACTCTATCTGCTCTTGTCAAATGACAATCAACTATAATGGCTAATGATGAACCATACCCGCTAGCATAGCTAGATAAGTTGTACTGGTTATCTCTACCTAAAAATAAAGTATTTTCTCTTACTGTATCTACTTCATAGAAGTCATTATGCCATTCTACTATATCTCCAACTTCAGGAACTACGTTACTATCAACTAAATCCTGTCTAATAAAAGCAAATGATGCTTGTCTACCTAAATCTGGTCCAAATTCTGCTATGTCTATTACTTGATCTCCTCTAGTTATTAAACAATATAATTTAATAGCGTTCCAATAAGACTTTTCTAGTGATTCACCATATAAATTAATTTCTAAATCAGCTAAACTTAGTTTATGGTACAATATTTCCTGTTCTACTATATCTTTTAGTAGTTCACGGTTAATATTAACCAGTAAATCAAAGTCTCTATTAGATCCAAACAGCATTATTTTTCTTCTATGGTGTTAGCCCCTACTTCTACTGCTATAACGTTAGTATACTTGGTTTCAGCATTAGTTTTAAAGGCTGTAAACGCCTCTTCTGGGGTTTTCTGTGTTATTAGTTTAACCTTATAGGTTGTTTTACCAGCTTCTGCATCAGAATTAGCTTTAGTTACAGTTGTTATACCGGGTAATGCACGTAAAGCATCATCATATCCTTCAGCACCCTCTTCTCCATAGGTAACCTGTACCATGGCCTCGTAAGACTTGTATTCTATTTCTAATATGATGTCTGTTAGCTTCATTACCCTATATAAATCGTCATTGGTATTGATTTAAGTGTATTTTGTACATCTTCTGCTTCTTTTGCTTGTGCTTCTAGCTGTTTTCCACGTGATGTTTGATCTAACATCTCTCTAAGTGCAGTTAAAAGTGCTGTTTTTTCAGCTCTAGAATCGGTTAATAAGGCTTCCTGGTTTAGGGTAGCTTCAGAACCGGGTACAGGAACAACCTGATACTTACCTCTTATGTATCCTAGTACTTCTTTTGCTAAAGCTAAGGTATAATTAAATATCCATTGACGTCCAACGCTATTAATATGGCTATATCTAGGATTAGAGTACGGAACTTCACCTACGTTAGTAATATATCCAGGATTATTATCATAATTTATCTGTCCTTTATCAGATTCTTTATAATACTCAAAGAATAAACTGCCTGTAGCACTAGGTATAGGGAATAATCGTAGTTCGTTGTTTACTATCTCAAAAGAATAAGTTGATTTACGAATTTGATCGTTAAATTCTATGGCTTGAGTCTTTAAAATATCGTACGAAGTAGGCATTAACATGAAAGTGACTCCAGGAGAATAAGCTCCGAAATCAAAAGCTGTCATTAACGATTGTACGCCGGTACCAGTACCTGCATAAGGATCAAAATAGCGTAATATAGCTGGTGGTGCTTCGTAAAATACTTTTCTTA